TCAATTAATGAGGATTACTTCTTTCCGCAGACAGCAGAAGGTCGCGGATCTAAAGTTGAAACACTTCCGGGTGGTACTAACCTAGGTGAAATTGATGACCTTAGATATTTTACCAATAAGCTAGTACGTGGATTGCGTATTCCAAGTTCTTACTTACCAACTGGAGCAGATGATTCATCTAGCAGTTATAATGACGGTCGTGTCGGAACAGCATACATTCAAGAACTACGCTTTAATACTTACTGCGAACGGTTGCAAGGCTTAATTGTAGAAGAATTTAATCAAGAGTTTAAACGTTACTTGTTAGAAAAAGGCGTAAACATTGATACTGCAATGTTTGATCTAGAGTTTGAAACACCACAAAACTTTGCAAGCTATCGTCAAGCAGAACTTGATAATGCTCGTGTACCAACATATACACAAATGAGTGCTATACCATATGTTTCAAATCGCTTTGCTATGAAACGCTTCTTAGGTATGAGCGAAGAAGAGATTGCAGAAAACGAGCGTCTATGGAAAGAAGAAAACGACGAAACTATCAATACCGGTGGTGAAGACGCAAGTTCAGAAATGCGTACAGCAGGTATTAGCAGTGCAGGTATTAGTGCAGATATTGATGGTGCAGAAGATATTGCGCCAGAAGGCGGCGAACCAGAAATAGGCGCAGAAGCAACTCCTCCAGACACAGCAACGGGCGCAGCACCAGGAGCTGCTGCTCCAGGCGCAACAGCACAAACGATATAAATACAATATGATATTACGCGAGCTATTTTATTTTGATAAAGAAACAATCGAGCCTACTGAGGATGATCGATATGATCCTCAGTACGACGACAGTGTTGTTAAAATGGATGATACACGCAAAACACGTCTTACCCTACGCCAAATCAACCGTGCAAGGAAAGCAAGTGAGCTACATACAACTGAGAAAGCTGGCGAATTAGATTTCGTTAGACAGATGTATGGAATAGCAGCACAAGCAGCCGCAGCCGGAGTGTAATGGCAAAAATAGACAAAACTCAATATACAAAACAACAATACAAGATACTTAAAACTGCTGCAAAAGCAGATAAGTTAGTTGTTTCTGAAATAGAAAATGTTGAATCAATGCCTATGATAGAATCAAATACTGCATTTGTACTAGGTAACGGAACTAGCAGAGCAAGTGTAAAATCTCAAGAATTAAAAACGTTTGGTAAAGTATATGGTTGCAATGCGCTTTATAGAACATTTGACCCTGATTACTTAATTGCAGTTGATGTTAAAATGGTACTTGAAATAAACAAAGCGGGGTATCAGCACAAACATAATGTATGGACTAATCCCAATAAAAGTTATCAAAAAATGTCAAACCTAAACTTCTTTCAACCTAGCAAAGGGTGGAGTAGTGGGCCTACAGCGCTATGGCTAGCTAGCCAACACGGTTATGAAAAAATCTTTATATTGGGGTTTGACTATAAAGGGTTAGATGAGGGTAAAAAACTTAATAACATGTATTCTGACACTGTAAACTATAAAAAATCAACAGAAGGTGCAACATTCTTTGGTAATTGGCTAAGACAAACAGTAAGTGTAATAAAAGATAATCCTAAAATTAATTTTATAAGAGTAATAGCATCAGATAACTACATTCCAGAAGAGCTAAATAAATTTGTAAATGTAGAACATATTACAACAGATACATTTAAAAAAATATACTCTCTCTCTTAAATGGCTCGTTTTGAGCCCATTATCGCATCATATTCCTTATAAACAGTAAATACAAATGACAGCCTTACCATAGGTATAACATTTATTAGGAGAATAAAAATGGCAGATCGTAACAAATTTGAAGAAATGCTTGAGCGTCTTGTAAACGAAGACCGCGCAGGTGCAGAAGAACTATTCCACGAGATTGTAGTTGAAAAATCACGTGACATTTATGAATCACTACTAGAATCAGATCTAGAAGATGAAGATGACGAAGAAGTTGATGAAACAACTGATGAAGAAGTTGATGAGTCAGACGACGAAGAAGTTGATGAGTCAGAAGATGACGAAGAACTAGACGAAGACTTTAACCTAGACGAATTTGAAGTTGAAGCAGACCCAATGGCAGACATGATGGGCGGCGACAAAACTGACGACATGATGGGCGATATGAAAATGAGCTCCGATGACGACAGTGACGATGGTGAAGAAGGTACTGACGAGCGTATCAATGATTTAGAAGATGCTTTAGAAGAACTAAAAGCAGAATTTGAAAAAATGATGTCCGGTGAAGAAGGCGAACCAGAAATGGACGACGACGAAATGGATATGGACGACGAAGAAGCCGATGACGAAATGGACATGGACGACGAAGAGCCAGAAGAAGAGTCATTCCAAGCAACAATTACCCCACTAGAATCAAAAGTAGCTAAATCAGCAGGCGAGCAAATGCGCGAGTATGTTGAAAAAGTAAGTGCTACAATGGGCGACAACGGTGTAAACACAACGTCAACTCTAGCTAAGCCAAACAACATGGGCGGAACAACTGCTAATATCGCAAAAGGCGGAACAGCAGATACTAAAGGAACAGCTGGCGGTTTAGCAAGTAACAAACCACAAGCAATGAATACCAAGAACGTAAACGTTGTTGGTGCAAATGGCGCGACAAAAATGTCAAGCCAACCTGGTCACGGCGCTGAGAAAAAGGGCAAGCCAGAGACTGCTGCTAATACCAAAAGTACTATCGGCAAGTAAGTAGGGAAATCTAGATGAAAAACTTACGAGAACACCTAAGTTTCGACCAAGCGAAGATAATCGTTGAGTCTGCTAACGAAGGAAAAGACTTGTTCATGAAAGGAATCATGATACAAGGCGGAGTACGCAACGCTAACCAGCGTGTGTATCCTGTAAATGAAATTGGCAGGGCTGTCAAAACTCTCAGCGAACAAATCGAGGGTGGATACAGTGTGCTCGGAGAAGTTGATCATCCAGAAGGACTTAATATTAACCTAGATCGCGTAAGCCATATGATCAGCGAATGCTGGATGGATGGCCCAAACGGTTATGGGAAATTAAAGATACTACCAACACCTATGGGTAACCTAGTTAAAACAATGCTGGAAAGCGGAGTTAAACTAGGAGTCTCATCAAGAGGTTCAGGTAATGTTAGTGAAGACGGTAGCGGCAACGTTAGCGACTTTGAAATTATAACAGTGGACGTTGTGGCACAGCCTAGCGCCCCTGGAGCATATCCTACTGCAATCTATGAGCATCTTATGAACGCTCGTGGAGGAATGAAGGCGTATGAACTGGCACAGGCAACAAAACACGACACCAAGGCACAGAAGTACTTAAAAGAATCGCTGATTAATATAATCAGTCGACTCCAATAAAAGGAGAACAAAATATGTTGGAAGCACTTAAAACACTTTTCGAAAACGATGTAGTTTCTGAGGAAGTACGTGCAGATATCGAAGGCGCATGGAATGCAAAGATTCAAGAAAACAAGATGCAGGCAACTGCTGAGTTACGTGAAGAATTTGCAAAGAAATACGAGCACGACAAGTCAACTATGGTTGACGCAATCGACTCTATGATTTCAGAACGCCTTGCAGAAGAAATTTCAGAGTTTGCAGAAGATCGCAAACAACTAGCTGAAGCAAAAGCAAAGTATGCAGTAGCAATGCGTGAAAACGCAGACCTAATGAAACGCTTTGTTGCTGAGTCGCTAGCAAAAGAAGTTACTGAGCTGCATGAAGATCAAAAAGCAATTGCCAAAAAGTTTGGTATGCTTGAGAACTTTATCGTTGATGCACTTGCAAAAGAAATTGCAGAATTCCACGAAGACAAGAAAGATTTAGCTGAAACTAAGGTCAAACTTATTAAAGAAGCTAAAAACAAATTTGCAGAAGTTAAAAATAACTTTATTGCAAAAGGCGCTGCTAAGGTATCTGCTATTGTTGAATCAACTCTTACTAAAGAGATGACACAACTTAAAGAAGATATTGAAGAAGCACGTAGAAACGATTTTGGTCGTAAGTTATTTGAAGCATTTGCTTCAGAGTACGCAACAAGCCATCTGAACGAAAATTCAGAAACTGCAAAATTAATGCAAGTTGTTGCGTTGAAAGACAAACAATTAGTTGAAGCAAAAGCATTTGCTGTTAAAGCAAAAGTATTAGCTGAATCTAAAGACCAAGAAATTAAACGCATGGCATCTATTGCCGAGCGCAAAAACAGACTTAGTGAACTCTTATCGCCCTTGAATAAAGGTCAAAGAGAAATCATGACAGATTTACTGGAATCAGTACAAACCGATAGACTACAAAAGTCTTTTGATAAGTACCTACCATCGGTTATCGATGGACATACTCCGGCAAAGAAGGCAGTCTTATCAGAGGCAAAAGAAATTACAGGCAACCGCGAGAAATCGCACACTAACGTTAGTTCAATGCAAGATGATAATGTCGTTGACATTCGTCGTTTAGCTGGTTTAAAATAAGGAGAAAACTATGTCGGAACTACTAGAAAGCCGCTGGTCAGATACAAAAAATGCACTTCTTGAGGGCCTAACAGGTACCAAGAAGGCTGTAATGGCAACTACTTTGGAAAATACCCGTAGGTATCTTTCAGAGAGTGCTACAGCTGGTGCAACATCTGCAGGCAATGTCGCAACACTTAACCGTGTTATTTTACCCGTTATTAGACGTGTAATGCCAACCGTTATCGCTAACGAGCTAGTTGGTGTTCAGCCTATGACAGGCCCAGTGGGACAAATCCACACACTACGTGTTCGCTATAGCGACACGGCAGGTACAGGCGCAAGTGGCGCAGTAGCTGGTGAAGAGGCACTAAGCCCATTCAAGATTGCTGAAGCATATTCAGGCAACACAACATCAGGTAAAGCAGCTTCAACTGCCGCTCTTGAAGGTGCTGCTGGTAATAAACTAAGCATCCAGATCTTGAAGCAAACTGTTGAAGCAAAATCACGCAAGCTATCAGCTCGCTGGACTTTTGAATCAGCACAAGACGCACAGTCAATGCACGGTATTGATGTTGAAGCAGAAATCATGGCAGCTCTTGCACAAGAGATTACTGCTGAGATTGACCAAGAAGTACTAGCTTCGCTAGTTTCGCTTGCTGGTACAGCTGGTTCAACATACGACCAAGCAACTGTAAGTGGTACTGCTACTTTCGTTGGTGACGAGCATGCTGCTCTTGCTGTTTTAATTAACCGCGAGTCAAACAAAATTGCTCAACGCACACGTCGTGGCGCAGGTAACTGGGCCGTTGTTTCGCCATTCGCGTTAACAATCCTACAATCTGCAACTACTTCAGCGTTTGCACGTACAACTGAAGGAACATTCGAATCTCCAACTAACACTAAGATGGTTGGTACATTGAATAATGCTATGAAAGTTTATGTTAACACATATTCAGCAGATAGCGCAGCAGTTCTAATCGGTTACAAAGGTTCAAGCGAATCAGATGCAGCGGCATTCTATTGCCCATACATCCCGCTAATGAGCTCAGGTGTTGTACTAGACCCAGCAACATTCGAACCAGTCGTATCGTTTATGACACGTTACGGATATGTTGAGCTAAACAACACAGCATCGTCTTTAGGCAATGCTGCTGACTACCTAGCTAAAGTTGCTATCACAAACGGCAACGTATCATTCCAGTAATTAGTTACTGAAATATAAAATAGGCCCTCCGGGGCCTATTTTTATGACTTGAGTAAACTTTGATAAATACTTGTGTCGATAATCGTGCCGCAATCAGCGGACTTATGCAGAAATGACCCACTGCGTAGACCTAGAACGTTTTAAAGGAGAAAAAACAAATGGGACGTCCACTAAACAAGAGATTTTTCGGAACACCAACAAATGCTGGTAAAGAGATTAAAGTACAGTTTCACAACGGAGATGCATCAGTAAACGGTTGGATCATTAAGCAACTTGGAAGTAAGAAATTCCGTTGCACCGACGGCACAGAAACAAAAGTTTGTACATTAGTAGACAAACTTACTGGAGCAATTGCTGCTGGCGAAATGACTATTACAGTTAAAGACGACGACGGAGTAGCACGTCAAGTTACCAAAATTGCAGGACGTAAAGTAACACTTGACACAGGTGTAAGCATTGCTTGGAACATGTCAGACGCAAATAATGATAATGCTGTTGAAATGGAAGAGGCGGGTAGTGAAACTGCTAGTGAAATTCTTGTTGCAACAGCACTTGTTACGAATGGTATTGTTTACCAAATCGTTACAGCTGGAAACACAGACTTTACAACATTCGGCGCAGCAGACAGTGATGTCGGTACAATCTTTACTATGGCAGCACAGCCAGGCACAGGAACTGGTACTGTTAGAATTGCACCAGATGATTTTGAAGCTGACGAATAAGCGTAATATTAGTTATGGGGGATTAAGTTCTCCCATTACTTTCTACATAGGAATTAAGAATGTCAAAGGTATTACGAGTAACAGACGGTAACTATAGAATCATAGTAGATAACGGTACGACCGGAACAATCTACTTAGATACTACTAGTGGATCAGCAAGCCCTAGAGGCGTTGTTGTGATCACCGGCGACTTAGAAGTTAAAGGGACTACAACTACTGTAGAATCTACTGTTACTACTATTGCTGATAACATACTAACACTAAACGATGGAGAAGCTGGTGCCGGAATACGTGCCAGCTTCGACTATAAAGCAGGTATTGAAATTGATAGAGGTAGTTTACCTACTGCAAGATTAGTATTTGATGAACAAAGTCCTTATGTTGCAGGAGGAAGCAGCGGCACAGGCTCATTTAGATTTGAAGACATTAATGGAGCATTTCTTCCACTTAATGTAAACAGTATTAATGCTGAAGGACCGTTGTATGTAACAACTCCTAACAGTGCTATTAATGTAGCAGGTACAGTTGACTACGAAGAAAATGTATTTAACTATACTGCTGGCGTAATTACTGATCCAGGCGGCGGAAATGTTGTATTAAATAACGATTTTATTCCAAATGCTAAAGGATTAGTTGATTATGTATCATTTGCACTTGCTAATAATTTACAGCCAGGTATTGCTGATGCCGACACAACTGTAACTACTATTGACTTTAATACAAGCGGTAGTGAGAGTACTGTTGTTGTATCAGTTGATGGCACAACAATCGCAAATTTTTATTCAAATAGAATAGAATTAGGCGATATTAAGATACAAAGAAATGAAATATCAACACTTAATAGTAACGAGTCGTTACTATTATCCTCGCCAGGTGCTGGATCAGTTACAGTTAAAGATGCACTTGAGATAACTGAATTTTTATATGAGGATGACGGAGTAACACCGTCTAGCACTGCACCCGATAGTGGAATAAAATTGTTTTCAACTACAGAAGGTACAGGTGATACTGGATTATATTTTGTAAATAAGAGCAGTACCACAGGAGAAATAATAAGTAAAAACAGAGCATTGCTGTTTAGCATGCTTTTTTAAGGAAACAATATGGCAATAGTAAACGCACAATTAAAAACAACTGCATTAGATATTATAGATCCAATAGCTAGCCAAGGAGTACCAGTAGGAAAAAGTTATGCTGTTACAAATATTTTAGTTTGCAATACTGGAACAGCTGATGCATCATTCGATATGCATCTGATTCCAAACGGATCATCATTAAATAATAAAGTTACCCGAGTGATTAATAACTTAACACTTCCTGGTGGAGAAACATTTACATTTGACAGCGAAAGAGTTGTGCTTGAAACAGGAGATGCTATTGTATTTGTAGCAGAACCAGATATTGGTACATTTGTAACAGACTTAGCAGCAACAGTGAGTTATTTGGAAGTATAATGAGATTAATTAAAGCCCAAACAACTAATTTACGCAGTATTGCAGGACGCGGCGTAAAATACGATATTAATGATCAAGTTATACTTGAGTCAACTAATGTAATGTTAGTGCCTAAGGGCACTGAGGGCGAACGTCCATCAAGTCCTAACAACGGACATTTAAGATATAATACAACAGATGATCAGTTTGAAGCATATCAAAACGGTGCCTGGCGAGAATTAAGATTTAAAGAACCAAACCAAGATCCTGGAATTACTCAACAAAACTTAGGCAATGGTGATGCTACTGAAACAGTGTTCGGACCGTTAGCAAGCGGTGATGCAGACTATCCAGTTCCAGCAGCAGCACAAAACATACTTGTACTAGTAGAAAACGTTTTTCAAATTTCAGGAACAAACTATACACTTGAGCAAAGTGTAAGCGGAAGTTTAGCAGGCCCTAATAATCCGTATGCAGACGGATGGTATATTGTGTTTACATCGCCACCTGATTTAGCAAGACCGATAACAGTACTACACAACTTCGACAAGTAATCCTATAAATACTACTAATAGGAGTAGGGCATGTCACAAGTCGGTAGAATTTCCGGACCATTATTAACAGCAAACCTTGAACGCAATGGTATTAACCTTACGTTTAGAAATACTTCTTCTCACACACAACTATTATTTCTTGATGTTAATAGTGGTAAGATAGGTGTTAATAAAGGAACAACAGGATACGAACTTGATATTAACGGTGTATCAAGATCTACTAATCTGTTATCTACTACAAGCACAATTGCAAACTATACAGTTGAAAATAATAATTTAAATGTACTAGTAGGCAATATATATTTAAATGCAGCTGAAGCAATAAAGTTATCAAACTTTGAAACTGATAATATACACATCAGTGACAACGCTATTAGTACATACCAATCAAATGCTAATATTGATTTAAGACCGTTTGGAGCAGGTCTTCCTCCCAACGATGGCGTAGTTACAAGTACATTCGGTGGCGGTGAAGCTGCTGTACAGAAAGATTTATTTGGAGAAGCACTACTACTTACAGCGGAGCCTAGTTCTGCTACATGGATAGCAATACAAACACTTGAGCCCGGTAACTTAGGTATTATAACAATTTCTAGTGTTGATTATCCGTTTACTCTAACGTCTTGGAGTAGTATTGATAGAGAAGAAGCAGTAATTGACATTCCAACTTTAGCAAATGGGTTATCTTCGTTTGATATTACTGTTACAATCAGGCCGATAACTTATAAAACAACAGAAATTGTAAATGATCTAAATGTTGACGGAAATCTAAATGCTACTGGTAATATAACTGCTGACGGAAATATTATTATTGGCGACAGTGATACAGACAATGTTACATTTAACGCTGACATTGGAAATAATATTATACCAGCAGCAAATGATACATATGCAATTGGTTCTGCAACTAAACGCTGGGATAGTTTATATACATCTTTATTAAACGGTCAAGGTATTAGTGTAAGTTCGCTAATTGCACAAGGCGGTGGCAATTTTAGTTTACGCCAAGGAAATATATTCTTTGTTAGTGTAAATGGTAGCGATGCAGCAAGCGGCGACAATGTGCAAGCACCGTTTCTTACAGTTAAACGAGCTTTAGAAGCAGCAGATGCAAGTACGTTAGGGCCTGTAACTATTCAAATATTTGCAGGTGAATACGAGGAAGTATTTCCGTTAACTGTTCCGACTAATGTTGTTGTACAAGGTGTTGATATGCGTAACACCATCATTAAACCTACAGTAGGAACAAATACAAATACAGCTTTCTTACTAAACGGTGAAACAACTGTACAAAATTTAACAATTAAAGATTTTTACACACCGGGTTATGCATTTGAGTTTGCATCTAACACTATTGTAAGCACACGCAGTCCTTATATACAAAACGTAAGTGTAATTACAAAAGGCAGTGTTACTAGTTTGAGCGATCCCAGAGGATTCGACGAAGGCGATGCTGGCGGCGGAGCATACATTGATGGAGCAAGTGTTAACAGTGTAAGCAACGAAGCAAGTATGCTTTTCCATAGCTGTACTTTTATTACTCCAGGTGTTGATGCAGTTACAATGACCAATGGTGTTAGAGTGGAGTGGCTTAACAGCTTTACATATTTTGCTAATCGTGGATTATATGCAGTTGACGGCGTAACAGGGCATTTAAGCACAGACGGCTCAACAGTTAACTACGGAGCAGAAATCCGCTCAATTGGTTCGGCAAACGTATACGGTAATTACGGTGCAGTAGCAGACGGTGTTAATACCCTAATGTATCTAATACAGCATAACTTTGGTTATATAGGTGCTGGAAAATATGTTGACAACGATGCTAGCAGAGCAATACAAGCCAATGAAGTTGTTAAACTTAATAGTGGTAAAATTTACTATCAATCAGTAAATCACTTTGGCGATTTTAGAGTTGGCGATCAATTCTTTATTGATCAAGAAAGTGGTAACACCAGTATTGTATTATCTGAAGCAGAAGTAGATTCTCTAAATGGATTAGTTATTAACTCCGACGGTCAAACTACATTTATTAATGGTGAAAAAATTGATATTGGTGATTTTACAATTGCTGGTAACTTATTAAAAACTAATACTCAAGCATTTAATGTTGCATCAAATAACAATATCAATTTTACTAGTAATGTAGCAATATCTAAAAACTTAGTAATGACTGGCGATATTACAATTGGCGGCACACTAATAACGCTAGGTAACGAGGCTACTGATACTGTTAATTTTAATACACCGTTTAGTCAAAATATAGAGCCTGACATTAGCGGATTATATAACTTAGGGTCTGCAAATAAAAAGTGGATTAAGAGTTGGTTAGGCGAAGCAAACTTTAGTGATGTACAGTTTAATGAAAACTATATTACTACTGCTGTAAGCAATGCAGATTTAGATATACGTGCAAACGGCACTGGTAGAATTTACTTGCCTAATAATGATTTTACAATTAGTAATGCGTTAACAACTAATACATTAACAGACTTACAAAGTGTTAACATTACAGGATCATTTATACAAACTGGCAATACTACAATTAGTAACAATTTAACTGTTGCAGGTACAGCACACATAACCGGATTGTTAGATGTTGGTGCAAACGCCCAGTTAGAAAATATTTTAATAGACGGTAATTTAATTACAACTACTGTAAGTAATAGTCACTTAGATTTACGTGCTAGTGGAACAGGTACTATTAAAATACCTAATAATGATGTACTAGTATCAAATTCATTCACTGTAAATGACATTATAGGTACATCCTTATACGTACAATCAGCAGTTGCATTAAATGAAATAATCACATCAAGTCAAATTAAAATTGATGATAACTTTATTACTACAACACAAAGTAATAGTGATCTTGAGTTACGTGCTAACGGAACCGGCGGCATTAAAATACAAGACAATATGTTGTTTAACCAAAATATTGTTAGTGCAACAGAAGATCTAAACTTAACTACTACAGGTAATGTTAATATAATAAGTAGTAGTGCATTATTACTACCAAAAGGAACATCAGCTCAAAGACAAACACGATCAAGTGGTGAAGATATTTTTTTAAATGCTGGCTTAGCACCTGATGGTTTTGGCTTAGATCTTTTAGACGGCGGAAATGCAACAACATTAACGTTTGATGATGTTTATAACGGCAGCGGTGCGTTTTTATCATCGAGTATAGGTGTAGGACCAATACGATTTAACCTAGTTGATAATGTATTTGAAGGACAAAGCCTAGCAGTAGTAGGGTTTGGCGGAGTATATAGTGCAGACAGGCGTACAAGTGTTGTAGCTCATCCTACAAACGATACTATTGGATTTAAAGTCAATAATATAACAGTTGGACAAGTTAATAATGCCGGCATTGAATTACATGGTTTGCAAACAGACGATGTTAGTATACAATCTAATATTATTCGCACTACTGTTTCAAATAGTGACCTAGAACTAGTACGTAATGGCACAGGGGTAATTGCAATAACCGGCAGTGACATTACATTTAAAGATAATCATATTATTAACAGTAACGCAAGTGCTGGATTAATATTATCAAACACCGCTAACGGCTATGTTAAATTTGCTGGAACAGGTGCGGTATTGTTTCCTACAGGCACAAATGCCGATCAAGGAATAAACAGTCAGACAGGCGATACTCGATATAACTCACAAGTTGGATATATGGAAGTATATGACGGCACTAGCTGGATCGCTGCACAAGGCGGAGGCGAAACAGTTACATCTGATTTCATGAATGAACTAATAGGCGAATGGTCTCTAATTCTAGGCTAACTAGCTACAAATTTCTAAATACGATAAATACTATTGTGTAAAACGCGACCAATGTTTTGCATAATCAAACTGTGGTCAACCCGCAAAGAGCGTAAGCTGAAAATGAGGCTGGAGGGACAGGATCCCCGTGTATAGGAGACGAAATGGCTGTAGGTCGCATATCCGGTCCGTTGCTTAAGGAAAATCTCATCCGTAATGGTATAGATTTAGCTTTTGAAACAGACCTATTATATTTAGATGTCAATAATCAGCGTATCGGTATCAAGAC